TGAGGATTACCAGTTAAATAAACATCTTGAGCACCATAAGCAACAAGTTGAAGAAGACCACCACCCATTTATGCTATATTCTTTATACTATAATAGGAGAAAAAAAAAGAACAATTAAGTTAAATTAATTAGAATAAGCTAAACCACCCATACCTGAGAGAATACGAAGAACATTATAATTAGATGCATAAACAAATAATGTTGATTTACTATTATCATATTTATAACTAATTGGTGAAGTTGTAGTCTTATTATATAATGTCATATTTAACATTGCTGTATCAATACGTGACATATTTAAAGTTCCTGAAGGTTGATGTTCTTCAGGTTTAAGAGCAAATGAATAAACATTTATACCTGCATTCTTAGGTATATTTTCATGATGTTGAAATGGTTGTATAGTATTAAAATAAAGACCATCACGATATGCAAAACGATCATTACCATTTAATACTAATTTAGCTTGTTGAATTGGATTAGATGGATAAAGAACTTCATTATCATTTCCAGTAACACCATCATATGTTAATAAATCATTAATTTTATCTGCAGTATTAGCTCCAGAAGAAGATACAACTAATGAATTAACTTTAGTAGTATAATTAAACCAATTAACATTATTATTTTCAGAATTAGTTAAGAACCAAACTAATTCTTTACAAGGATGATTAAAACTAAGTTTAGATTTAACATTATTTGCAGTTATAGCTTCTTCACCTGTAAATTGTAATTGTTCAATTAAATATTCATGTGATTGTTGAGCAAATCGACGTCTTTCATCAGTATCAAGGAATATATAATCAACCCATAATGAAGCTCCAAATGAAGGAGAAGTTACTGAAGTAGAATCTTCACGACAAAGAATTTCATTTTCAAAATTAATATTAATTTTAACTTCATGATATTGAAGAGCAATAAGAGGAAGTGCAAGACCTATATTACGACAAAACCAGAATTCAAGAGGTACATATAAAACTTCATTTATAGTATTATTAACAGAACCACCATAAGCACCAACCATATCATTATAACCTTCACGTTTAGAAATAGGTAAAGTTAATTCATTCCAGATATACATCCAATGTGCATAATGTTTATCAATCTTTTGACCTCCAATTTCAATTTCAACATAATTAATAACTCTTAAACCAAAAAATTTATTATAATTACTAGTTCCAGTTAATCTTAATTGAAGATATACACGATGAATTAAATCACCATTACGTGATATTTGACAAGTAACTCTTGAATTATATGCAGGAGTTCCATTAAAAGTTTGTTCTATTGCTTCTATAGCAAAATTAGTATGACGACGATAAACTGATTTAAAAAAAGTAATTTGAGGATTACCAGTTAAATAAACATCTTGAGCACCATAAGCAACAAGTTGAAGAAGACCACCACCCATTTATGCTATATTCTTTATACTATAATAGGAGAAAAAAAAAGAACAATTATTTTTAATTATATAAGCATATTTTATAAACATTTAAAATAGATATAACATTAATATAATGTTTAAAGATAAAACTAATAAGAAAAGAGTCCATACAAATAAAGAAATATCAACATTAGACGCGATGCATAATAAGATAATATCTAATTATTCTGAAAAAAAAATAGAAGAGCAAAATTCAAAAGAGAGAATTAGAGAATTAGAAAATATAAGTAGTAATATTCATTTAGAAATTCTTAAATATAATAATGAATATAATAATAATGAAAAATATTATAATGAATTATGGAGTAGTAATATTAAAATAAGAGAAGATATAATTAAAATAAAAGAAAATATTAAATTTATTAATAATACTAATGAAATTGAATATTATGAAAAAACTAGTTGTATTCTATTTAATTATTATGATATGATCGAAAAACAATCTGAAAATTATAATCCTAATCCTAATAATAAATATAAAACAAAATCTATTATCGATTTATTTAATACTAATAATAATACTAATACTAATAATAATACTAATACTAATACTAATAATAATACTAATAATAATACTAATAATCAACATAATAATGATGATTATAATGATGATGAATATAATAATAATGAATATAATAATAATGAATATAATAATGATGAATATAATAATGATGAATATAATAATGATGAATATAATAATGATTAATATAATAATGATAAATATAATAATGAATTTAAAATAGAAAAGATAACTGAAAAGAGTTCATTAGTTGATGAATATTTAGCATTAACAAATAATAATCATATAAGAAAAATAGAATATGATGGTAGAGAAATATGTAAAAAATGTTTAAATAATTTAACATGTCTTCAACAAGATGCGATAATGATATGTAGTAATTGTGGATATCAAGAACCATTATTAGTAGAACAAAATAGACCAATATTAAAACAAAATACAAAAGATACATCACATTTTAGTTATAAAAGAATTAATCATTTTAGAGAATGGTGTAATCAGGTTCAAGGAAAAGAGAGTACAGATATACCAAATGAAATATTTGAGAGGATATTAAATGAAATAAAGAAGGAAAAGATAAATGATACACGAAATATTACATATAATAAAATGAGAGAAATTTTAAAAAGATTAAGAATAAATAAATATTATGAACATATTAATTATATAATAAATAGAATAAATGGAATACCAACACCACAATTTTCAACAGAACTTGAAGATAAATTATGTACTATGTTTAGAGATATACAAGCACCATTTTTAAAACATTGTCCAAAAGAAAGAAAAAATTTTTTATCTTATAGTTATGTTTTATATAAGTTTTTTCAAATACTTGGACTTAATGAATATTTAAAGTTTTTTCCATTACTTAAAAGTAGAGAAAAATTATATGCACAAGACCAAATATGGAAAAAAATATGTGAAGAATTAGATTATAAAATTATTCCTTCTCTTTAAGCAGGGAAACCAACAAGACGGAAACCAGCACCAAGACCAACACCTTGACGAGCACCAGCAGAAATAGAAGGAGATAATAGATCAAAGATAGAGAATACACAAGCTGCAGTTAAGGCAATCATCCATATTTCACTAATTTTAAGTTTTTGTTGAGGAAGTGCATATGCAGCTAATGCAACAAAAATAGCTTCAATTGCATATTTAAGAATACGAATTAGAGCTTCCCATATATCAAAAGTATAATTTGCATCACCACCCATTTTTTCAATACTTCTTTATATTAAATATGAAGAAAATAAAAATATATAAGATTTTTATTATAATATTATAATAGTAATTATGGAAGTTATTGAAGAAACTTTAGTATCAACAAAAGAATTTGATTTTCTAGATGAAGATAAACCTATTAGAAATCAAAATTATTGTTGTTTATCATTTTTAAGTCCAGAGGATGTTCTTACAAATAAAGAAGTATATTATTTTTCAAGATTTTTATCTAATTTTTCCAAAGATATGAAATCACTACTTGAAAATTTATCACTTAAATATCCTGATTCTAAAGAATTAGTTGATACAATTAAAAGTAATCATAATTATATATTTGATACTAAAGAAATGGATGAACAATTTAAATTTTTTAAATCTATTAATTCTGGTGATATTGAAAAAGATTTTCATAGAGAAAATAATTTTAAAACATCTGTTCGTGGTATTAAAGTTAGAGGTGTTTTTGATACAGTTGAAGAAGCAAAAAATAGATGTGAATTTCTTAAAAGAACAGATAATAAATTTGATATTTTTATTGGTCAGGTAGGTTGTTGGTGTCCTTGGTCTCCAAATCCTAATGATTTACAAGATCAAGAATATTCAGAAACCCAATTAAATACTTTAATGAAACAATATAAGAAAAATATGGATGATAAAGATGAAGTTTTTGATAAACGTAAAAATGAAGGAATTTCAAGAAATAAAAAAGATATTGCTGAAGAATTAGCTGAAGAAGATCCTTGGATCACAAGAAAACGTTCAGAATTAGGAAAAGAAGAAGTAAAAGAAGAAGTAAAAGAAGAAGTAAAAGAAGAAGTAAAAGAAGAAGTAAAAGAAGAAGTAAAAGAAGAAGTAAAAGAAGAAGTAAAAGAAGAAGTAAAAGAA